GACGTTGGCTCCGAACAGGCCGGCCAGGAAACAGAGAAAGATGACAGATAAATTCTTTTTCATGGAGTCATTCCAGATGTTGGTTGACCGACCATCACATAGAGGCCCGCGCCAGACAGCACGAACAGAAACACGCTGATAGTCGATGCCGTGGTGTCAATACTCGGCGACGTGCCCGAGAATCCGGCTCCCCAGGTGATCGTCCGTCCGCCGGTCGCGTCCTGCCGAAGGATCACCACGAGATCCCTGGCTCCAGTGGTGGGCGCGGCAATTGTGGTCGGCGCGGTCAGGGTCTGGTCTACGATCTGCGTGCCGGCGACGTAAATCCACTTCAGGTTGGGGCCGTTCCAGAGATAGATAAGACCCGTGTCCGACTCGTACCACAGGGCACCGTTAGGTAGGCCCTGCGTGGCCAGAGCGAGCCGCTGCGCGTTGGTCCCGTACTGGACGATGCCTCCGCCGGTAGAGGCTGCCTTCCTTAGCTGCTCGAAGAACAGGTACCACGTGTGCTGTGTGAAGACACCGCCATTTACCAGGGGCGCGGTTTGTGGCGGCGTTACCGGCTGGAGCATTACGTGGTTCCCTTCTCGACTTCAAGATCCAGGTCAATCAGAGTCACTGAATACTGCCCGCTCCCGGAGAGTCGAAATACTCGGTCACGAGACGATCCGTTTGCCGGCCAGTACACGCGCTGGCTGTAGGCCGCGTTGAGACCAGCCTGGGCCGTTACGGGGTTGCCGAAGGTGTGGCCCCGGTCGTCACTGTAGTCCCGGGTAATCAGCGGCTGGACGCTGGAACTCGACGTTGTGCCGGTCTCCATCTCCAGGGTCATCCTGCCGAAGTACTGAATAAAGCCCGCCGCGTAGAGGTGCGGCAGGATGCGTTGCCACTTGGTATCCGCCCCGTTCGCATCCACGTAACCCGGGTTCAGCTCGTAGAGATTTCCTGAGCCAAAGTCCCCAACGACGTGCATCCCGGACGGACCCCACTCGGGGATGAACGTGTGGAACCGCGGCTGGTATGGAGTGAACGCACTGCCGTTCCAGTATGCCCTCTGGTGCCAGATGGGCGTGCCTGCCTGCGCGCTCGCCGTCTCGTCGTAGACCCAGGTGTTGAGCGACCCCACGAAGTTGATGACCCACATCCGGTGGCCATCTTCCTCTGTGGCGTAAGCGACCGCCTTCGACAGTGTGTCGCCGGCTGATGCCCAGGCACCCTCGACTGCGTGCGTGCTCACCCGAACCGGGGTGAACCCATCCAAGCGGTACGCCACCGCTGGCCCACGGGGGCTTCCACCAAGGAAATACACGTTCTCGCCGGTCGTGACAGGAGCGTAGGCAGCGATACTCCCCTCCCTCGACGCCGCTCCAGGAATCCGCTGAAAGGGGAAAGTGGGGTCACCTACGTTCTGCCAGACCTCCAGGCTCTCCGCACCGAAGAAATAGAGCTGCTCACGGTCGGCCAGTATTGATTGGGTGTGGTCCGAGTACGCTTGCTTGGTTGCGAAGTCAAGGGGGCTCCAGCTTAAACCGTTGAACACACCGCTGATATTGAACTGCCTTGATAGGTCAGACCCCCAAGCAGTCACGGCGCCGGTCAGCGTCCCGGCGCTAGTCGTGAGGACCATAGCCGTGTTCGAGGTGACGCTACTTACAAAGTAGGCGACGCCGTTAATAGACAGGCTGCTGCCGCCGGTGAGTGACGAGAAGTTGGCCCCGCTCACCCATGTAACGGCGGTGCCGCTGGTGTTGACGGTCCCCTGAAATGCTGACCCAATCGGTCGCTGGACTACGAAGTAGCCGTCAATGTAAGCCCCACCAACTGCGGTAACTTGGGTGCCCATATTGCCGGAAAAGGCAACGTTGGTTAGTACAGGAGGGGCAGAGGTCACCGTGGTCTGGGTAGCTGAAATGACTGAGGCTACGGCATAGAGGCCGCCGTTGATCGTGATGTTATTACCGATTGCAGCGTTGGCAAAGTTGCCCCCGCTCACCCAAGTGACAGTGGTGGTTCCGGTTGTGCTACAGGTGCCGCTGACCTGAAACTGACACGGGACGAACCCAGATCCGTTATTGATGTAGGCATAGCCGCCGACGATAAGCAGTACTTGGTTCCCGTTGGCAAACATCTGAACAGGCTTAGAGGAAGTTATACCCACGTTCTGGCTGCTGACTACCGTGCCCACTCCAGTACTCGGGTTTCCCCCGACATAGGTCCCGAGGCCCACTTGGAAGAACCACCCGTTGCCTGTGTACAAATAGAGGTTGCCGCCGCCTGAAAGTATTCCCACAATGGGGGACTGGGGCAATGTGATCATCAGGTGGTAGCCGGGGCAGTTCCGTAAGATCCCGGTGTTTTTTCCGCGCTCGCTGGGGTCATCCATGAACTGTGGAATCAAGTTGAGGGTCTGTTGTGCCGCGGCGGCGGGGCTGCGGAGAGCATACGACTCTCCCACTAAGGCGAGCTTAGACATTTGAAGCCTCCGGCGGAATCCAGCCTTTGATCGGTTTCGGCTCGAATGTCAGGTGGGGCCTGAGCTGGTCTAAGATCGACTGCGCGTCCGCTGGGCCGAACTGCCCCAGAAGCGTGTCCAGATCCTCCTGGGTTCTCGCATATTGATCCGCCGCGTACTTGGCTTTCATGTCATCCGTTCTGTGTGGCGGCGTTATCATCTAATCGTCCCCGAAAAATAGTCAAAGTCTCCGCTGCGTCCGCGCCCAGACGTTGGTGCGTCAGACATCGCCCGTGGTGACTTACTGTTGCGCGACATAATCGCCTGGGTGGCCTTCCTCGCCTCGATGCGCACGTCGTCAGTGACTGAGGCACCCTGCTCTTTAAAGACACTCGCGAGTCGCACCGCGAGGTTATTGACGAACCAATCCTGGTATCCAGGAGGAAGTTGGACAACATCTGTGCTGGTGACAAAGCTCTGAATCGGCTGCCAGTCGTAAAGCTCCAGCTTGTCGCCGCCCTTGTCCTGGGGCACGAGGTAGATATTGGCGAGCGGGTAGGCGTAGTCGCAGTACAGGAACCGCGGCAGGGCGCCAGGAATGTCCTGCACGGCGAGGTTCGCAAAGTCCTCGTAGCTGCCCTCGAAAATCTTGAGGTGAACCGGGGTGCCGGTGGTGCTTAGTATCAAGCGGGCCTGCTCGATCTTCACTGGCCTGTTGCTGCCCAGAGAGCCGCTCGGCCCAAGCGTGTATACCTTGGAGGTTCCCAGGGTGTAGCTCGTGAGCCGTATGGTGTAGATCAACGGGCGCTTCACCTGGGCCTGATCGATCATCAGGTTCGCCTGGATAAGGCAGTCCGCGAGCTGGTCGGGGCTTGGCGTGATGCTGGCTACCTTGGTCACGCCGGCCAGCCGTAGGGCCGCGTAAAACAACTGAGAGACTGGGGTAGACATTTACTTCTGCCCCTGCGGTGCCGCCGCTTGCGGCTGTGGTGCCGCCATCGTGTTCTCGACCATCAGCGCCGCCTTGGTCCTATCCGCCATGTCCCAGATCATCTGCGCGTTACTGGGCCGGGGATACTGGGCGTAGAGGCCCCGCGCTAGGTTCCAATGCAGCATGTCCTCCCAGCCTTGCGGGAGGGTGATCGAGGTGCCAACCGTGGCAAACTGGATAATCGGCGTGTAGTAGACCAGCTCCAGCGAGCCCGGCGTGGCGGACGGGGGAGGAAACACGCGCACGTTGATCAGCGGGTAGGCCGTATCCGCGCCCACAATGAGCGGGATCGCTGTCACCTGACCCAGGTCCTGCTTGGCCTGCTCGCCGAACTCAGCCAGGGAGAGCACGCGGCCACCGCTGTGCAGCACGCCACTGTAGAAGGCGCGCCACGCGGTTATCTTCATTGCGCGGAGGCTCCCGGTGGTCGGTAAGGTTCCGCCGCTGCCTAGCGTGTAGGCGGTGGTGCCGGCAACTAGGCCCGTGCCGCTACCAGTCACAAACGTCTGCGCTACTTGTTGGGGGATGATGAGGCCCTCGGCGTTCAGTGAGTCGAGGAGCTGGTTGATGCGCATAAAGGCATCGGCCTGCATCGCCGTCGAGATGGTCTCGTTGACGGTAATGACACCCAGATCCAGGAATGCCTCGTTGATGATGTCTGACACTAACGACATAGGGCCCTCTCAGTTACTGCTTACGTTGTTTGCGTGCTTGCTTGTCGAGTCTCTCAATCTCTGCGACTTCAGATTCGGGCTCGACTTCGACCGGCTCGGCGGGGAAGGGCTCTAGTTTCAAGCCAGATTCGAGAGCCTCTCTCTCGTCCTCGCGGTTACGCACAATGAAGCTCCGGCGCCCCTCGTGGTCGTAGACCGTCTTGGGGTATTCCTGGAACCGGTAGGGCAGCCTCGGTGGGTTGTTGAGGTCGAATTCCTTGATGCCCTGCTTATTGGTTTGGTCGTGCTGCGCCACAATGGCGCGCATGCGTTCGATTTCTTCGGGACTAAGTTGGTCGATCATTTGCTTTGTCGAGAGCCCGTAAATAGCTGCTTCCTGCTCCCGCCTTTGCTCCTTT